CTTTCCCGCCTCTCTGTTTGTTGTATGAATACAAAAACGTCTAGGTTTAAGCTCCTAGAACCTTGGTGTATTAATGTTCAGACCTTGGTGTATTAATGTTCAGACCTTGGTGTATTAATGTTCAGACCTTGGTGTATTAATGTTCAGCCCTTGGTGTATTAATGTTCAGACCTTGGTGTATGGTGGCCTTTGTGTATTAATGTTCAGCCCTTGGTGTATGGTGTGTTAAATCATCAATTGTAGGAATATAGGAGCTTGATAGACCTCCCCGGTGCCAGCTACCATTAAAAACTTAGAAGCTCCGAGAGCCCTAGACTCTCGGAGCTTTGCTTGCTATATCAAGCCTTCGATGATTAGCGCGCTTGATAGTGCCTTTTCGCCGCATTCAGGACAAGTGACCTTTTCGGCATCAGGCTCTAGTTGGTCAACATATTTGCACCTTGTGCAAATAGCCCAACATATGCTGTCACTTGTCCCTTCCTCTAGAATCTCCATTAGGGACATTCCTGTCACTTCCTCTAGTACCCTTTCGAATTCTTCCTGCATTGGTTCCTCCTTTAGGGAGCCTTAATGGTGGCCACTGTGCACTCTATTGAGGATTCTTAATTAGACCCGGTATTCTCCGAGTCCGTCAGGGTTGTTATCAAGCACGAGCTTGATAACGTCCACAACAACCTGATCAGGATGCTGTGCGACTACCTGCTCCATGTCCTTTCGGCTCATGGATTTTGGTACTTCGACATCGGGCTTGGTGATGAATGCCTCGACATCTTCGATCTTGACATTCGGTGTTGCATCGTAGAATGCCTTGATCTTTTTGTACCCGAGCCCCTTGAGGTTCAGGTCGCCCTTGACGATTCGGTCAACAATCTTCAGTGACTTCCAGTCACCGTCAAGCTTCAGGATAGCGTGCATATCCTGACGCTGACCACGCTTTGAGATTCCAAGCGTTTCGCCAATTTTGGTCCCACCGTAACATTTCTGATACAGTGTCTTACCGATGAGTAGGAAATCGGTTTTGCTCGGAGCTTTCGCACCGAGGACCTTTAAGGTGTTTTCCTTGATGCAAGTGTCCTTGCGATCTTGGGGGTCCGTATAACTCTGGACCTGCACCTTTACATCATAGAATCCCGGCATTGATCGCTTTGACGCAATGACATTTGCATCCAAGACGACGTGATTCCGCCGGAATCCGAACACACCTTCATACTTCGGCTTGATGATTTTGCCATCGGCCATGAAGGTCTTCTCGAAGGCGCGCAGCCTTTCAGCCGGGCTTGCCGTGACCAGTTCGCCATCGATGACATACTTCGTCTCTTTGACGTTTTCGTCAACGGCCTTTTTGAGAGCGTCAAGACGCTCCTGTCTTGCAGCCATGACAATCTTGGCATCTTCGGGCGTTATTGCTAACACCTTCAGATATGCACAAGTATCGTCCAGCCAGCCCTTATGCATGGCTTGGATCAAATCCTGCTGATCCTTACGCTCAACGCTCAAGACCCCAGTAGGTCTTGAGTAATTCCTGTCGGCGATGTAACCAATCGCTGACATTTTGGTCTTGATGATCTCTGACATCTTTAGTTCCTTCCAAAGTGTCAATGACCACCATTAAGGCTCCCTAGTTTCTAGGACGGCTATTGTGTTGCCTCTTGGGTGTTAAATATCTAATGTATCTGGGTAGTCCTTGGCCACTTCTTCAGCAGTTGTGATATCCCGCCATAACATTTTCGAGAATTCTTGAAACTTAGAATCCCAGTCACCGCGACCAAGCCACAGATACCCGCGTGCAATTTCCGTACGGGCTTGCTGCAAGTGAGCTATTGCATGTGCTACACATTTGAAGCGTTCGGATATAAATAGTTCATCCGAAAGGTTACTTTGCTCTATATAGTGCAGTGATGATTGCGCACTATCTAGTTCAAAGATTGCCCCAGTGAACGGGTTAGTGTGTTTTTGTGGTATTCCCATGTTTGCCTCAATTCTAGAGGCAACATAATAGCCGCCCTAGTGTTTTCTAGAGCGGCTGATTCAGAGTGTCCTGAAGGTTATCTAAATGTGTCCTACGGTTCTCTTCGCTATGGTAATTTCCGCAATGCTTAACGTCAGATTCCGGTCAGTTATCGGCAAGCCTAAATCTTCACACATTTTCTTGCCGGCTAGTACGAGCATAGCCCGTGCTGATTGTTTCTTGGTGAATTTAGGTTTGTGATTGAGTATTTTCATGGTGTCCTCGTTTCTGGACACCCTGAATCAACCGCCCTAGTTTCTAGGGTTTTCTAACAATCGGTGTTAGGTCCGTGAAACTCTGTCCGGTCGACGGCGAAACGCCAGTCTATGCTACCCCGACAGTCGGCTAGTCTGTGCTAGCCTCACGTTTCGCAGTGCAGAGCACTGCAAAGTTATGTTGTGCAGTTGCCAGGCGTACAAGTCTCTCGGTGTGCTTGCGCGCCCGTTCGTTACGTTTCTGACGTCTTGTTAGCGTCGACGTCCTAGCGTCCTGTTGCTCTGCTAGGGCTTGCGAGCTTAGGACGTGACCACCTAGCTTGCGGTTCCAGTGCTTGCAAGCTTTGGCGGTTAGGGTTCTCTGTTTTGTTCTCATACTGATACTATACAGCCAACTGTCGTAAAGGTCAAGGGAAATGTGAATAATAATAATAGTGTAACCTACCTAATCGGGTAGGATACAGAGAAAGTGAGAAAAATAATAATTTTGTTTACTTTAATATCCATAGAATCTAGGTTCTAGGAGGTTGACCGGCGGAATACGTATCTCGTATATCTCTATTCTAGTATAGGGTTGATGATTTTGTCAAGGTGTTAGAGTATGCTGTTACAGTAACAGGGTGGGTGATACCGGCGTGGTAAGTGGATTAAGGGCACATAATGCTGTCAGAGGGCACCCTATTTTGCTACCACCAAAAATCCTAGAACCTTAGTATCTGCCTGTGCAACCTCTAGGAACCTAGGAACCTTAGTGCATATCATCAATTAACACACTCCATTGACAAAAGGATTTTTAGTGGAATTGTGGAAAATAATCGAAAAAAGAATGTTACTACAATCGGGAAAGCAACACACTAGATTGTCAAGGGAGCGTGTCAAAATGGCCGACGTAACTAAAACACACTGTGATGACCCAGATCGCTGTCAGGCAATGACTCAAATTGGTCAGTGTACTAATCTATCAGCAGAAACATCAGACTATTGTGCGTTACATGGTGCCAACAGAGCAGCAAAGCGGGATTTTAAGAACTATAGTCTCGGTATGTGGCGAGCCAAGATGAACGCCAAACTTGAGAACCCAGAATTCAAAAGCCTGAGAGAAGAGGTTGGGCTTATACGGATGTTGGTTGATTCTCGTTTTACAAAAATTAAAAATGACACCGACCTTATGTTAGAAAGTCAGGCTATCGCCGACTTGATGATGAAAGCCGAACGCCTGGTCATGAGCTGCAATAAGCTAGAAGCCTCAACCGGGCAACTTATGGACAAGCAAGCTATTCTCGTGTACGCTAGCAAGCTCATAGGGTACATTGATGAAACGATCACACACTTCGTGACAGACAAAGAGTTAGCTAAGAAAATCGTGAGCGCCTTGGGTGACAAAATCATCGAAGCTGCTGCTAATAACGAGTCAGAGTAACCCTACAGCCCTACAGCCCTACAGCCTAAGGACGGGAACCTTGATGACAGAACTGTCCCAGCTCTTAACCGATCGCTTAGTCTCTGGCCTGAAAAGGTCAGCGATCACGAAGTGTAGTGAGTGGGCGAACAGATACAGAGTAATGGGTAGCCCATACCCAGGTCCATGGACCTTTGATCATCATCCGTGGTTGCGAGAGATGCATGACGCTGAAGGCGAACTGATCATTGGGCAAAAAGGCGCACAGCTAGGCTTTACAGAATATGCCCTCAATGAAACTTTCTATGCCATCGATATGAAAGGCCAGAGCGTCCTCTATATATTGCCCGCGAGCACACCTGACGCGAAAGACTTTGCAACAAGTCGTTTCGATCCGGCACTGGAAGGGTCCAAGCACCTTAGAGAACTATTTACTGACGTAAAGAATATTCACCACAAAAGAGCCGGTCACGCAAATTTATTCATCAGAGGAAGCCGCAGTCGGTCGCAACTCAAAAGTGTTCCAGTAGCCAAAATAATTTTGGACGAAGTAGATGAAATGGTCCAAAGAAATATTCCATTAGTATTTGAGCGTGTAAGTGGCCAAATCGAAAAACAGATTATGATGATAAGTACACCCACAATCGAGAACATGGGCATCAATGAATACTATAATAGATCAACACGGGAACACTTCTTTTTCAAATGCCCACACTGTAGCAAACTAACAGAATTGACTTTCCCCGATTGTCTGGTTATTACAAGCGAAGACCCTGATGATGCAGACATCATGAATACACATATCGTATGCAAAGAGTGTAAGCATCCATTAGATCACACTACAAAACCCGACTGGCTGAAAGACGGTCAGTGGGTTGCAGAAACTCCGGACAAAATGTCTCGCGGATTCCACGTTAATCAACTATATAGCTGCACGGTAGAACCATATAAGCTTGCGATACTATACTTGCAGAGCCTTACAGACCAGACCAAAGAGCAAGAATTCTACAATAGTAAGCTAGGGCTTCCACACGCCGTTAAGGGTGCGCGCGTAACCGAAACCGAAATCAAAGAAGCAATGCGCGAATATATGATGGGACCAGTGCAAGGCTTGATAACAATGGGCATCGACGTTGGTAACACTCTTCACTATGAAGTATGCAGCTGGGAAATTATACCTTCACAGACAGCTGACTTAAATAGCAGTGCCAAGGCTAAAGTAATCTGTTCAGGAGGCGTCCAGCACTTTGAGGAGCTTGATGACTTACTCAGAGACTACAATGTAGTTACGGCTGTAATTGATGCCAACCCCGAAAAGCGTAAAGCCTTCGAATTCGCACAGCGCAACTACGGTAAAGTGAAACTTTGTTATTACGGTAGAAACGTACGTGGCAAAGACATCAGCGTAAGCGCCAAGGAATCACACGCAATCTCCGTGGACCGAACAAGTTGGCTTGATGCCTCACTGGGTCGGTTCCGCAACAAAACTATTACATTACCACGAGACATTGCCCAGGAATATAAGACACATATAATGGTACCCACACGCATATACGAGAAAGATGCAGATGGCAACCAAGTGGGTAGGTACGTCAGTGGCACAAAAGCTGACCACTTGGCCCATGCACGAAATTACTGTGAGATAGCTCTGCCGTTGGCGGCAGGGGCTGTTGCTAACTACGACATACAAAATTACTAGGAGCCCTGATGGCTACATCAATAAAAACTTTGGTTCACCCAGACTATAATGCGTCTGAAATGGCAAAGCATCGTCTCACATACGAGGGTGGGGACACATTCAAAGAAGAGTATTTGGCTAAGTTCTCAGCACGTGAGGACGCAACCGAATTCAGTGACAGAAAACAGATGTCCTACGTTCCTGCACACGCAAAAGCGGCTATCAATGACATCAAGAATGCAATCTATCAGCGCATGGTGGACATATCCCGATCAGGCGGCACAGAACAATATCAGCAAGCAGTGATTGGGCGAGAAGGTGGCGTTGATAATGGTGGCAATGGTATGTCAAGCTTCATTGGTAGAATTGCGTTACCAGAGTTGCTTTCTATGGGTAGGGTGGGTGTGTATGTTGACCGGCAAGAGGTTCTTGGTGATAGTCTCTTGGATTTCAAAAATAAGGACCCCTACATTTATAAGTATAACATCGAAGATATACGTTCATGGACGTTTGATACTAACAACATACTCACTAGTGTTCTGCTGAGAGATAATGCATACACAGTTGATGATGATACAGGTTATAAGGTTCCTTCTGACACAACCGTAACATATCGGTACCTTGAGCTTACTAATGAAGGCGTGATTGTTAAGATAACTGATGAGAATGACGAGATATTACAAAGTGCGCTACTTAATCTAGTACGCATCCCATTCGTTATGATGGACATTGGCACCAGTCTTCTTAAAGACATAGCTGATTACCAGATTGCACTATTGAATCTGGCTTCTAGTGACGTCAACTACGGTTTCAAAGGCAACTACCCCTTCTACGTTGAACAATTCTCGCCGCATACAGCTATGCTCTCACGTACAAGTGAAGATGGCACTTCTGCTGATGCCGCTTCTGATCGAGAGATCAAAGCAGGGATATCAAAAGGTAGAGCATACCCAGTTGGAACAGATCAGCCGGCATTCATCCATCCGAGTCCTGAGCCTCTTGACATCTCGATGCAGAAGCAAGAACAGATGAAGCAAGAGATTCGGCAGCTAGTGAACCTTAACATCACAAATGTTGAGCCACGCAGAGCAAGTGCCGAAGCTAAGTCTTTTGATGAACGCGGCCTAGAGGCTGGGTTATCATTTATTGGGTTGGAACTTGAGTACGGTGAGAATCTTATTGCACAAACGTGGATGGATTATGTAAATAAGGGTGAGATGAAAAATATCACAGTATCTTATCCAAAACGCTATAGTCTTAAAACTGAAACTGAGACACAGGAAGAATCATCAGTCATATTAGAAACTGCAGCCAAGATTCCGTCAAACACTTACAAGCGGCAAGCTGCACTGAAAGTCATTGACTTAACAATGGGCACAAGCGTAGATGCTAAGACACTAGAAGTAATGAAGGAAGAAATCTTAGATGCGAAATTTGTACTCACTGATAGAGAGACGCTTGATCAAGACATCGAAAATGCACTTGTGAGTGCTGAGACTGCTTCGTTGGCTTGTGGTTACCCGAAGGGCGAAGTAGATAAGGCACAAGAAGAGCGGGCTGTCAGAGCCGCAGCCGTTGCAGAAGCACAGAGTACGGCTAGTGGTAAAGGCGTCTTAGAGATTGAGAACGCATTTAAGAAGGGAAATGACAACAAAGGAGTAGACACCAATGCCGGAGCATGACAATATCCCAGGGTTCAAAGACTTACCACTTGATGAACAGATCATCATTGACGCACTCAAAGACAATCCAATACAGAATGCCGTCTTTACAATGACAAAAGTTTCAGAGATTCGGCAAGAGCAAATGAAGATGCAGAGGAAATGCACGGCAACACACAAGACGGTTGACAAGCGAATAGACTGTCTGTTCAGTTACAAAAATAAAATAATGGGCGCGCTAGCCGTGATAGTGTCAGTGGCTGCCGTCATCAAAATAATCTTCTTTTAAGGAATAAGCCATGAACGTAGCAAGCGTAGAAATTGCAGTAACGGTTAAAAGTCTTAAAGCCATAGTTGCAACGCTACCGGATGAAGTAGCATCATTAACGATGCAAGCACCTGCTGGCAATGCAGCGGCAGTCGTGTTTGGTAATTCAGCATTGCAGATTTTTGAAATGAATGCCGGCGACCCGTGGATAACGATACCGGCCCAGGTTGTTGGCGGTAGAATCAACTTGAACGAAATTTATGTTGGTGGCACAGCTACTGATACAGTGTCAGTCAACTGGATTGAACTCGGGAAGGTCGAGCAATAATGGCAACTATCCATAGTTGTATTCTTAGCCTAACAGCCAACAAGACAATACTAGTAAACACGGCTTCACAGCTTGTGGAGTACGATAATGTCATCAAAGACACTGGTAGCTGGTACAACACAAGTACAAAGCAGTACAAACCCGATGTCGCTGGGTATTACATAGTAGATAACACTTGTGGGCTGTATGCTGCTGCAAATACAACGCAAAATCGTGCAAGGATATATAATATCACGACACTTAGGTCGATTGGCGGATGGCCATCTTACAATGATACAAAAATACCCACGACAGCAACACATGATCTTGTGTACCTCAACGGCTCGACAGACTATTTGCAGTTCAAGGTTGATAACTATAATACTACACGAACTGTTTTATTTGCTAGTATTACTAAGGCGACGATTATGGGGCCATTTACCGCAGCGGACGGTTTTGATGCCGTTCGTGTAAGGATGTCAGCAAATACTACTAGCCCGACCAGCGATGACCCAATTGATTTCGATACCGAGGATTTTGATACGAACAATATTTATGCCGCCAAAACATTAACGCCTAAAAAGGCTGGTTGGTACCTTGTAGGCGTGAGTGCAGCAATAAAGATAAACAACTATAGCACAGTATGCAAAACAAAAATAAAGAAGAACACAGTTGATGCGGCTGTGTTTGATGGGCTTGTAGGTAATCGGGGCTTTACAACATACCCAACGACTCTTAGTTGGCAGTATTTTAATGGGACAACAGATAGTGCGCAGGGAACTATATATAATGATGATGGTGGTAATGCCTTATATGCTTACCCGTCTAGCACATACATGTATGCAATAGGCCCATTTGTAACAGCTAGCAATTTCTCTGCAGCCCAGGTGCAATTAACATCTAACCAGTCAATATCATCAACAGGGGTGGTACTTGCCCTAAATGATGAAGTAGCTGATACAGGTAACAACTGGAACTCAACATCAAAGCAGTTTGTTGCACCAGCAGATGGCACATACCACGTAAATTTGATGGCACTAGGAACCTTTCAAGCCGGTTACGAGTGGTTCGTGTATATACGAAAAGACGGTTCAGACTACCGGATGGGCAGGTTACATAGTGCGGCAGCTAGAACTAATACAGTACAGGCATATGGTGCTGTGTATCTTTCAGCCGGTGATATAGTAGATGGGTGGGCAAAGCAAACATATGCATCAACGAGACTAGCTATGGCTAGCGATTCGGAAACATACATCCAGGTTCTCGGTCCGATGGAAGTTCTTGGTAGCGGTGGTGGCGGAGGCGGTGCAATAGGTACTAATAAGAATAGACCAAATAGCTTAGGTGTTGGTAACGGTTTGACACCGAACAGATTGGGGTAAATGATGACAATTAGAACGCGTGCACAGCTTGATACTATCTTGGCTGATAATATTATTGGGGCAATTAGTCCTGCTGATATTCGTGATGTACTAGATTCAACGGACTTGATCGGTGAGATCAAGACTGTGGATGGTTCTACTGCACAGGCAAGCCTCAGCACTACGCCTGTCAAGCTCACTTGTTTTGCAGCAAATGGTGTGAATAAGGGTGTTACGCCTGACCACACGAATGACAAACTAACAATTGATGCTGGTGGCGATGGTGATTATGAAGTAGCAATTCAACTGAGCTTCTCAGGAAGTAACTCTACGGGATTTACATTCAAAGTGCGTAAGAACGGTGTAGAAACTGACGCAGGGTGTGAACGCAAACTAGGTGTTGGTGGGGATGTTGGTTCATGCTCAATTGCTGGAGTGATCCCGAGTCTCGTGGCAACTGATTACCTTGAGATATACGTTGAGGCTGATGCGGCATCAAAATCTGTAACAGTGACACAGGCGCAGTTCATCGCTAAAAGGAAACTAGCGTAATGACTACTGGCTTTTCTTCCGGATTCTCTACTGGCTTTGGTGCACCTAGAAAGTACGCCATAGGGGCCGATTGGAATAATGCTAATCATTGGTCAAACAATGATGGCGGCATAGGTGGTGCCGGTGTACCAACAAGCGCAGATCTTGTATCATTCACTAGTAATAGTATTGATATGTCATTATCGGCTAATGGCACTTGTGATGATATTCTAATGGCTCCTGGATTTGCAAATAAGCTGTCAGTGCTAACGCACACTTTAACAATTGATAGTGCTTCACTCGGTGGTGGCACATTTGACCTTGGAAGTGGAACAGTGTCATTCATCAAGGACTGGCTAAACACTGGCACGACAGTCATTTATGGCACATCTACGGTCTACATGCGCCATTCAGCGGCATATTATACAATCACACCAGGAAGCGGTGAATTCTATGCGTTTGATCAACAGGTGTCAGCGTTCAACACTACGCTTGTTGGCAATTTGGTAACACATGGAAAGTTGTCGCTTCGCAAACCATTCTCAGGGACGGGTGTATTTAAGCCAGCAGGTGATTATTCAGGGTATGTTAGTGGAGTTTGGAATCAGTATTATGCAACATCTATGTTGATTGATACAAATGCAACACATACGCTTAAAGCTGAAGTTGTGGGCGCATGGTTACCACCGATTACGATTAATAAGACTGGCGGTATGTCTACTTTCGAGGACACGTTTGATGTTGCTGGCGATCTTGCAGACTCAGGATTTATTATCACTCACGGCAGGGCATTTACAGACTTGTCAGCCTCAACGATGCGTATGCTTCCGTTCCACAGGACACTAAGTGGTGTAACTTTTGGGGCATTAGACATACGTGCAGGGGCATATGATATCATCATAAGCGGGGATAATACAGTTGAAGGATTATTGACGCTGACATCCCTGCAGGAATTAAAAGGGACAGGTATCTTACGTGCGAGAGGTGCTGTAACACAAACGGATGCAACATCAATAATCGGAACGGGGACAACAGAGTTCATCATTGATGGTTCAGCAGGTGATCAGGTAATTACGAACCTCAAATGGGGCTCTCAGGGAACCTTTGAGATTGATAAGCCAGTTGGTGATGCCGTAATCGTCGGTAACTTACAGATTGGCAATGATACTGTCCATTCCACGCTATCCGGTGACATAGATGTAAAATTCCAGTCGGACATTGATTTTACTACACATAACACAACATTTGAGCTAATACCACATAACCAAACAATCAATGTACATAACCCTTTTATTACGCATCATTTGAAGTACCGTTCAGATAGAAGTTATTATGACGGGAATGTGAATTTGTTAGGCAACACAATTTATGTTACCGATTGGTATGAACATATTGCTTCATCAAGTGGAACAACTTACGAACGAAAAATCAACAATGGAACAATTAGGATTTGCGGGAATCTGTCGGTCACGATGGACCGAGCAACTGCTGAGTACCGTGGTACAGCATTGGTTATGATTAATGGTTGTTGTGGATCGTTGCTTACTGGTGACGGGAATACCGACAGATACTTTAATGACGTTACGGTTCAGAAAGACACGACTCCGATCAATGTTGAGATTGCGGCTGCAATTGGACTAAGAGGCGCCACACTGACGATTAATACTGGTCGTTTGTTGGCCGCTAATGCTTTCCGCTGTGAGGACCTAGACAACCACGATGAACTCTGGCTTAGGACAGGCAGTGAGCCTACAGTGGATGGCGTGGATACTAAGAATGCTGGCAGTCGTGTCACATTTTATGATGTGGCTGTTGACGCTATCATCAACGACTATGCAACAACTTTCAAACGGTTGCGGTTTGGCACTGGACTAAAGACTTATAACTTTGATGCTGGGGTATTAACGACTGTTGTAGAAGGAATGTGTACTGATGGTAACAGTAGTCAACGAGCAGTGTTGCGATCAACAGTAACTGGAACACAATGGGAGCTTGACCTGCAAGGTATCAGTGCCTTAGATGCAGGTGTAGATGTACAAGACTCGGATGCCAGTGCTGGGAATAAAGTGAATGTGTTAGGCTCTGTCTTGAATAATACTGTAAACTGGGAAAATGGGACATCAGGAAATGTCGTGGGAGAAACTAGAGTTGCTGTCAATAACGCAGTAACGGGAGTGGCATAATGGCTAGGAACATCACAGTAACCAACTACGAGAGCGGGATTCCTACTGACGCATCAGCAGTAACGCTTGCTGACCCAACTGCTGCATATGGCATACGGGAAACAATTACTGGCAATGTGGTTGTTGCTTCCGGTGCCGCTACAGTCAATGAAGACACTGGCCTATACACTTACGACATCACACTGCTGGACACCACTCTTGAGTATGAATACTATTTCAGAATTGCTCGCACAAGTGGTGATGTTGAATTCATCAGTGGCACAATACCTATAGCAACATTCTTGCCAACTGGAACATCATACTCAACAGTCCTAGAAGCAGATATCTATTTTTCAAACAGACTAAACACTAGCGTCTGGGATGATTCAACTGAAACTGAGAAAACCAAAGCCCTGATAATGGGCACACAAATCATTGACCGTCTGAATTACAAAGGCGACAAAACTGTTGATACACAAACGGCACAGTTCCCAAGAGGAGGTGACACTGACGTACCTGATGACATAAAATATGCCAATGATGAAATAGCACTGGCACTGCTAGATGGTGTTGACCCTGAGTTAGAATACGAGAATCTGTTTATGACTTCTCAGGGATACTCAAATGTGAGGTCTACCTACAATAGAGAAATAATGCCCGGACATGTTGTGGCTGGTGCCCCTAGCGTCACTGCTTGGCGTTACTTGCAACCGTATGTTCGCGATAACGCTTATTTTGACATTAGTAGGGTTTCTTAGGAGAAAATGATGAGTAACAAACAGTTAAAAATTTGGCTTACTGTCTACGACGATGATGATGGTGGCACTGCTGCCGCTGCTGAAGCCGCAGCCGCAGCCGCAGCCGCAGCCGCAGCCACGGCTGATCCTCCGGCTGGCGATAATTTCACACAGGACCAGGTTAATACATTCTTGAAGAAAGAGAAAGAAAAAGACAGAGCCAAGTATCAAAAGGTCATTGATGAGCTTGAGGCTTTTAAGTCTAGGTCCTCATTATCTGACACACATCGTAAAGACCTTGAAAAACAGATCGAGGGATACAAGTCTCAGATGATGACAAAAGAAGAACTTGCTGCTAGGGACAAAGACAAACTTGTTACCCAGCACAAGGGCGTAGTTGATGAATTAACAAATGAACGGGACACATGGAAGACGCGCTACACTTCGTCTACTATTACTCGTTCTATCCAAGATGCCGCAATTGAAAATGGCGCCTTCTTCCCCGAGCAGGTTGCTGCTATAATTGCGCCCAAAACAACTCTGTTAGAGGCTGTGGATGATGACGGTGAACCTACTGGTGTCCTAGTTCCTTCTGTAGAATTTTCAGATGTGGACTCAAAAACCAGTAAGCCGGTTACTCTTACGCTGTCCGTTGGAGAGGCAGTAAAGAGGATGACTGAGATTGACAAATACTTCAATCTCTTTAAGACCGATGGCTCAAGCGGTGTAGGCAGGACTAATAGAGGCGGTGGCAAGACTTTGGATATGGCCGCCCTCGCTAAAGACCCTGTTGCATATCGCAAAGCCAAAAAAGAAGGCAAGATTTAATAGGAGCATAAGATGAAAAACACTTTTCACAGCGTATGGCTTACTGCATACGCAAACGATAATGACGCACTGATCCCCGAAGTCTGGGCGCAGGAAGCATTGTTATTCCTTGAGAATAGCCTTGTTGCTGCAAATCTCGTTCACCGTGATTTCGAAGACGAAATTGCTGAATTTGGTGACGTTGTTAACACTCATCGTCCGGATGGCTTCACCGCCAAACGCAAGACCGATGCTGATGATGTCACTGTTCAGGACGCAAGTGTTACTAATGTACCTGTGAAGCTCGACCAGCACTGGCACACTTCGTTCAAAATCAAGGACGGGGAACAGTCCAAGAGCTTCAAGGACTTGGCCAGGTTGCACCTGTATCCGGCTGTTGCGTCAATCGCCCAGGCTATTGATGAACTGGTTCTGATGCAGGCTTATCGCTTCATTCCTTCTGGGAACGTAGTTGGTAAGCTCGGAACTGCTGTCAGCAAAAGCACTCTCACTGCCGCCAAGGCACTCATGAGCCGGAATAAGGCTCCTGTGGCTGGACGTAACCTCATTGTTGGTCCTACCATGGAGGGGTCATTCCTTGACATTGATGACTTTACCAACGCCAACACTGTTGGTGATGACGGTACCGCTCTGCGTACTGGTAACTTGGGACAGAAGATCGGCTTTGAAGTCTTCATGGACCAGAACGCTCCTGAAGTAGCCGTTGGTAGCACTATCCTCTCCGGTCTCGTCAACAATGGTGCTGGCTATCCTGCTGGTACTGTGACTATGACCGTTGATGGTGGCGTTAATGCTATCGCTGGCTCGTGGATGACTGTCGCTGGTGACATGACTCCGCATAAGATCACTGCTCACACTGGTACTCCTGCAACTAGCATTACTTTTAGTCCTGGACTGACTACTGCGGTAGTTGATAATGCAGCGGTCACTTACTACACTCCTGGCGCAATTGACAATGTTGCGGATTACGCTGCTGGCTACACCAAGGAACTGGTTGTTGACGGTTTCTCGGTTGCTCCTAAGAAGGGCCAGTTGGTTGACTTCGGTGCTGCTGTTGCTCCGACTCTCGCTAATACTCACGGCATCCTGACTGGTGCGACTACTACTAGCATCTTGCTTGACCGTGCTACTAGTGCTGCGTTGGTTGATAACTCGCTCGTGGGTGTTGGCCCCGCTGGTAACTACGGGATGGCATTCAACAGAGAGGCCATTTCCTTGGTAACTCGGCCTCTTGCCCTTCCGCCGACTGGTGTGGGTGCGATGTCCTCGGTTGTGAATTATAACGGCCTTTCCATTCGTGTCGTCATGACTTACACCGGTACTGGACAGGCTCTGCTGGTTACCGTAGACGTCTTGGGTGGCATTGAAGTTCTTGATGCTAACCTTGGTTGTCTGGTTCTTGGATAGTCTCTTAGTGGGGAGGGCTTCGGCCCTCCCCATAGGGGTTAATGATGACTTTTAGAAATGTCCTTAGACAAGTCCGCCCAATCCTTTACCGTCTCAAGCGGAACTATGGATTGCCAATGTACATTAGGTACACTGACACTCCTGATAGTTTTAATTACGAGACAGGTGAAATAGTACGTGATCTTACAGAAGTGTACGTTCGTCGTGGCATTCTACTTCCAGTAGACATAAAACGAATCTTTGCCTATGACCTAGCGTACATTGCTGCAGGGAAGAACTTCACATATGGTGGGTTCTTTGATAAGGCGACTCGGATGGTTATCATTGATGCCAAGGATCTACCTACTGGATTCATAATCACAAGGAACATGTACATTAACTTTCAGTCAAGACGTTACGAGATCAAGGACACAAAACAAATTCCAGAAGATGGAGTTGACGGTTATGGTTGGTTACTTCAAGTACATGCAGTCACAAGTTCAGCGGATCACGTGGTGACGCCATGATGAGACACTGGCCTAGATGGATACTTGCCTCCATACAAAAACATTTTGATGACCGTAGAGATGGCCTAAAACTATTTGTGGAAGGCACCTACCGTAACACATCAGAAGACGCAAATTTCATTGAACTGCGTGTAGATGGACCTAGCCTAACTGAAATAAGTAAAGACTGGTGGAAGATCTATGTTGAAGTGAACATCTTGGTTCAAGCAACAATGTCAGACACTGACTTCCACAAGATATACACAGATGTTGGAACTGTTTTAGCTGCCTTCACCAACATCGAACTATTCAAGTACGGAACGGAAAGTTACGACAATGGCTCACAATTTGGTTGCCTGCGATTACTGTCTGATGCTCGGGGAAAACAGCCAGTTCGCATTTATAATTTTGGCCAAGTCGAAACAAGTATTCCGCTTATGCAGTCTACGCTCGAAGGCCATTACGTCACTAACTTAGAGGAGGGCATTTAGATGCTCATGATGAAAAGGTCAAGAGTCTGGCTGACTACTTACGCACAGATTGACCTCAAGTATGCAACCATCGAGATCTTAGATGGTACGGCCACTCCGAATTCGATTGAGATCAAAATCGGAGAGGGTAATTTTAATTACACAGAAGCTAAGAACATTGATTACACGCTTGATAGGGGTGTTCTTGATGACGTGCGTGAAGGGGACCAGATTCCAATTAATGTGTCTACTGTCTTCACGTGGGAGTACCTCAAGGGTGCCACTGGTAGCGGTGTCCCGACTGTAGAAGATGCCTTGAAAAAACGCGGAGAAGCTGCCGCTTGGGTGTCTACAGATGCAGATGCATGTCGCCCGTATGCTGTTGATCTGCGTATCAACTATGCACCTCAGCCTTCAACTTGTGGCGATAGAGAAGTAATCTTGCTTCCGGATTTCAGGGTCGAGAACTTTGACCATGACCTTCGGGCTGGCACTGTAACTTTCAGTGGCAAGTGTAACGTCACTGACGCTACCATAACGCGTTCAAATCAGTCTAGCTAACCATTAACCAGTAACCTACTTGTCGGTGTGTAGACAAGGACTTTAAGGAGAATTCAAAATGCGTATTAACGGTAAGAATCTCGATGGACCTGTTCCTCTCGTAGTTGTAATTCCTCGTGCTAATGGCAATGTAGTCTTCAAAGCTAAAGCTGTCCAAGACTACAGTGATTTTGATGCCCTTTGTCCCAAGCCAGAGGCTCCGCAAATAATGCGGCCAGGTGGTGCCACATCTGTTGATGTTACAGACAAAGACTACCTTGCAGCTATGGGTGAGTATTCTACCAAAAAGGTTGATTGGATTATCCTTGAGTCCTTGTCTGCCACTGATGACTTAGAGTGGGAGACTGTTGTTAAGAGTGAACCGGACACGTGGGGAAACTACGAAAAGGAATTGACTGTTGCTGGCTTCCTAGATTCTGAGCAGCAAAAGATTGTTGGAATAGTCGTTGACATCAATGGATTAAATGAGTCTCTCATTGAGGAGGCGACCAAAGGTTTTTTAGCTTCTCAGCAGGAAGCGCGAGAAAAAGAATCATCCCAGGTTTCAGAACAGAACGGTACGCAATCTGGCGCGCCTGCGAACGAATAGGAACATTGCCACCTCAAGTGTCGTCTGCGTGGGACGACAATAGTGGTTGGTCACATGCAATGATAATTGCTTACAGCCAACTAAGAGAATACGAGGATGCAGAAAGATGTTCACCACCGATGTAGTCTGGCAACCTTTCAAAGTAGATGCCGAGAGATACAAGCGTAGCGTCAGGGCGGCCATGCACCGTCTCTGGCGCGATGCGCTTGGAGAATTTGTTACTGCAATAGTCTTTGATGATTTAATCGGTGTAGATACAGGCGAGTCTGCTGCAACCCTACATGATGTAGCTGTTGAAGCAAGAATCTGGGGTGCAGTAAAGAATGTTATTAGGTTGAAAAGAAAAAGAATCAAGGCACGTGGAGTAAAAAGTGCCAGTGGTTCTTATGATAGGAGTAGGTATAGAAGCATCAAGACGGGTATGGAAGTTTCAGATGGGGCTACAACCATCAAAAGTTATGGTATGGATTTTTCGTTCTCATTTAAGATAGTAACATTCCAATGGTACTACCATGAGGTTCTTGGTGGCGAAGGTTGGAACGCTTTAGAAATAGCTGGTTCACGAATGATAAATTTCATCAACGAACATTCTGAAAGTTACATGCCAGATATTTCAGAATTAATTCGATAGGAGATACTGATGCCAACAAAAGTAACAGACATCAAACTTAAAGTATCAGGGCTAGGTGACCTTGAAAGACTTGTCGGTACCAGTGCTAAATATGTACAAGTACAAAAGTTACTTGAGAATGAACTCAAAAAAGCCAATGCAACAAGTTCAAAATATCTATCAACAGTAAAATTAGTATTGGGTATTGGTGAGAGACTTGAAATACAAACTAAGAAAACAGAAGAAGGCATTACAAAACAAACTGCCGCGTTGCAGATTAATATTGCAGCAAAAGAAAAAGCGGCTGCTGCTGCAAAGAAACTAGCAATATCAGAATCAGAAGCCGCCTCAAAGATGGCAGCAACTGCAGCAGCAATGTCATCAAAAACAGCACAGCGTGTTGGTGCGCGCCTCACACGCGTAACATCTACAGAAGGTGGCACAGTTGATGAAATAACACGTCTCAAAGAATCTATTTCTGCAGTAAGAGAGTATGTAAAAGTTAATGAGATAAGTTACGCCAAAGTCGAACAAATCAGGAAACGGGTTGCAGAAGGGGATATTAGACAGTATGATAAACAGGATGCGGCATTACAGAAACATTTACAGGCGGTAAAGAAGGCAAACGATCAACTTGGTGCGTCAGGAAGAAAGTTAGCAGCCCAACGCACTAGGCTACATGCGCAGGCAATTGCAGAAGATAGGCGGCTGAATGCTGTCCGTGCAACATTACACGCTCAGGCAATTGCAGAGGATAGGAAACGACAAGCATCATCAGCGGCACTTGTGGCACAACGTAAGCACGAAGCCGCTGCACTATTAGCATTGCAAGCACGTACAAAAGCGTTGTCTGTAAGCGGTGGTGCGGCAAAAGCAGATGTAATCAGCTACCATGCACAGATAACTAAATTGCGTGAATATGTTAGAGCAAATAAGATCAGTGCGGAGGACATCAACAGAATATGGGGCAGGGTTAAAGACGGAAACATTCGGACATATGGTAGAGTGTTAGATGGCTTGCAATCTAAGATGTACAAACTACAGAATGCTACAGCCTTGTCAACTACAAAAGCCAAGAAGCACGTTGAGTCACTAATATTATCTTGGAAGAATATGTCACGGCTCATAGTTGCCCAGTTGGTGCGTCGAGCGATTAGTTCATTCTTAATTTCAATGCGTAGGGCTATTGATGAAACTAGACAATTTAGCATGGCAATTGCTGAATTGCGTACAATATCCCAGAGTGCACAATTGTCACAAGAGCAGTGGCGAGAAGGCATATTGTCTTTATCAGATGCCTTTGGCTTCACAGCCTTAGATCAAGCAGAAGCTGCATACCAAACACTTTCTAACCAGGTGGCAGAAGGCGCAAAGACTTTTGAATTCTTAGCCGAAGCAAATAAGTTTGCTGTGACAGCAGCAACAGACTCCGCAACAGCGGTCAATTTGCTTACTGCAGCCATTAACTCTTTTGGCATGACGACTAATGACACTGAGCATATTGCAGCCGTACTGTTTAAGACTATTGAACAGGGGCGTGTACGTGCGAGTGAGATGGCTAACAGTCTTGGTGATGTTGGTATCTTGGCGCATCAGCTTGGTGTGACTCTTGAAGAACTTACTGCCACTATCTCAACGCTAACAATCAACGGTGTCAAATACAATAAGGCGTCGACACAGCTTCGTGGCATAATGATCAAACTCATCAAGCCCACTAAAGAAATGAAAAAGTTCTTTAGAGAACTTGGTGTTGCTACTGGCGAGCAAGCCATCCAAGTGTATGGACTATCTGGGTTCTTGGCAGAAATGGCAAAGAGAACTAAAGGCTCAACAACTGAACTTGGTAAGCTCATCAATAGGGTACGAGGCATTTCTGGTGCACTAGCCCTTACTGGCAATGGCTTTGAAACATTCCAAAAGAACTTAGCACTTAACATCAAGAGTATGGAATCCTACAAACAGGCAGCTAAGGATGCTTTTGACAATGTTGGTCGCAGAGCCACAATCCTGCAACAACGTCTCAAGAATGTGTTTGTACGTGAGATAGGAGTTAACTTACTAGACGGTATTGTTAAGTTCTCTGAGTCTGTTGGTGGGTTAGATACAGTATTATCTGGGATGATAAAGACAATAGCCTCACTGCCAGCAGTATTGGCACTTGCTGGTGCGGCAGTCACATTGTTGACAAGGCGGCTTATTGCAATGGCTGCTGCTAATCCAGCCGGTGCAATTTTAGTTGGCTTTACACTATTGGCAACTGGAATAACAGCAGCACTCAATAAAATGGTTGACGATATAAATAAGCTTGAGCGTGCAGAGGTAGCTGCACGCAAGAGAGCTGTGCAACGAGCTAAGAAGCAAGTAATAGCAACACATCGAATATTCTTGCAGAGCGCGATTGCACGAGTTGGGATAACTAGTAGAGCAATTGCTAGTATGATTGGTGCAGAGAATAAATACTTTGACAAAGTTGCGGCCAATTATGTTAAATTAGACAAAGTGGTAAAGAAGACGTATGCAAGCATAATAAAATCAGCAACCAAGGCTCTAAGTAAAATGGACAAAGCCATTGACAAAAGTCGCAGCGCGTTGTCAACGATTGAAAGTGACATTGTTGATTTGGCATTAGAACAAGTTGAATTTAAGTTTGAGTTAAAATTAAAGGGTCTTGATGATGTTGGCAAACTAAAAGAACTGCGCGCAGAGATTCAGCGTGTACAGAAAATTGCATCAGAAGAGGCACGTGGTGGGGATACAGCATCAGCCAGTGAAACATTAAAACGAACGCTCACACTTTGGGATAAGATCAGTGACATCAATGATAGGATTGCAGAGCGTAAAGAAAAGCAAGAAGAAGACCTACAGAACCTGCAAACAAAAGGTGTGGAGGATGTTGGCAAAGCGAGTGAAAAGCTTGTAAAAATTAGAGAAGCTGGCGTAAAGAAAATATTGGACATTGAGAACAAAATATTTATCATACGCCAACAGATTGCTGCGCGTGATGAAGCAAAACGTAGAGGCTTAACAACAGATAGGCAAGAGACAGGCAGTTCTCTTGGCTTGCAATTAGCTAAAGCACAAGGCAAACTAGCACAGGCAAGATACTCTCTTGAGGACAAGCTAACTGCTGCAGTGACAGCAAGAAATAACATAGAGTTCAAGAACACGGAAGCAAAGCGTGTTGCTAAGCAGTTGATTGAGAAAACCACTGCTGCAGAGATAAGCCAGAATGATATCATAAAAGAAAAGGATAAGTTAATAGCTGGAATTCAAAAGATGCGCTACGAAATGTTGGCGCAAGAGCGAACACGCTTGCAACTTATGGAGAAAGAACGAGCAATATTGCGGGCTAATAGTGCGGAACTTACTGCCTTGGTTGGTAAGACTGCTGGGTATGACGTCACTGGTAAGACTGCTGATGAATTATCTGGGCATGCAAAATTACTAGAGCGTCAGCTTGTGTTGGCTAAGCGCATGAATATTGAAGAGAGTGTACGTACCAAAGAGATTAAAGAACAAATTGCAGCTGTACAAAAATTGGCAACGACAACAGTGCGTACAGATGAATTACAGAAAGCGGCAAAAAATATCCAAATAGGCTTGGAAACTTTCAAAAAGACAGTGGCTGCACAGAAAGCAGTTGATGTTGAAATAGCAAAGAATCTTGCAGGCCGGCAAGTAACTTCTGAGAGAGAACTTACTGCGTTATTAGCCGCCGTGGCAAAAGCAAAGGCGAGTGCAATAGGCGATTTACCAGCATTACCAACCTTGGGTACAAGTGAAATAAAAGAAAGAATCAAGGACCTTACTGCCTTAGAAGCAATCATCAAGAAAATAAAGCTTGACCCAAAAGCCTTCAAGGATGTGGCAGCAGTTAGCGCAGCGCTAGCACAGCTACAAACTGCTTCGGCGATACCTTTTAATGCCAAAGATTTGGTAGTAAGTTTTGGACTACTGCGTGTTAACCTAGAGAACATAAAGAAAATACTCATAGACCAAACGGCTACTGGAAATTTACAGACACAGTATGAGGATTTAGCTAAAAAGTATTCAGCGTTGACGGCAAAAATGCTCAAGACTGAGGCAGCAGCAAAAGAAACACAGAAGGCTACAGCAGGAACTGCTTCTAACTACATAAGCATAGTCAAGAGCATGGAAAGGCTTAACAACTTACTAAATTTTACTAATGTAGATGCTAAAAAGAATTTTGCAACTGGTGGGCAGGTTGGTCAGGACACTGTGCCAGCAATGCTTAGCCCAGGTGAGTTTGTGATGAATGCTTCAGCTAGTAAACGGTTCTACAGCCAACTACAGACAATGAACAACCAGCCTGTGCAACGATTTGCTGATGGTGGCCCAGTGAACAACTACGGTGATTTTAACATCAGCGTACCGTCGAATGGAAATAAGAATCTAGACATTGTTGCAATAGGCCGTGGGCTACAGAGAGCCATACGTCAAAGGAGTGTAAAACTGTGAGGCTAAAATTAAGAGGCGAGTACACAATCAAGCAGTACCGTTGTGGCAAACTGATTAACAGTTTCATCAAAAGCAATATGATTGTAAATGAAGGCAAGGACTACTTACTAGACGTTATGTTCCATGGTACTGCGGCAGCAGCTACATGGTATGTTGGGCTAATAACAAATACTGGGGTTCCGGCACTTAGCGCCACTGACACTATGGCTAGTCACGCTGGATGGGTAGAGTTCATAGGCTACTCACAAGCTACACGTGTAGCTTGGGTAGAAGGTGCAGCAAGTGGCCAAGAGATTGTTTCAACAGGACCGTCAACATTCAACATAACAGCCACTGCTAGTATGTTTGGTGCTTTCATCACAAGTGATAGCACCAAGAGCGGGACGGCTGGTAAACTGTGGTCAACGAATGACTTTGTTGGATACTTTACTGTTGTGAACGGGGATGTTGTAACCGTAGAGTATAAGGTGATAGCTGGATGATTAAAGTAGAATACCCAGTTGTGACGCCAACCAACACAGTGGAGCTTCGCGGCCCAGAACTTGGTAATGCACAACAATATCATCACGAACAGGTATTGCACTCAATACGAAGTGGTGAGTTGCGCGGTGTCAGTGACTGGCCTAAGTACGTCATCATGGTGTACTCATTCAACACGCTTACTAAAACAATTCGTGACCAGTTTGAAACACTGTACAAAGTATCTGCTGGGTTGTTAGTTAAACTGACAGACCACAACAGTGTTGCAATGACAGGTTATATCAC